CTTCTCCGTCGGGATGATCGTTCCCGCCTGCTGCGGGATGAACAGCTCGGGGCCGCGCTCGCCGACGACGCTCGCCTGGCCCACCGGGGGATTGCCCCCATCGGCAAAGCCGAAGCCCGAGAACAATCTGCCGAACGCACCGCCAAGCCCCCCGAAAAGTTCTCCCACGCTCTTGCCAAAATCCACCGCGCGGGACTGACTGAACCACTCCCCCAAGGCGCCGGACGAAGCGCTCGCTCCGCCCCCCGTGATTTGCCGCGCGCCGGAGCTACCCGACAATCCGGTGAGCCTGTCAGTGTCTGCATCCCCCGTCAGCGAGCGGCCACGCCCACCCAGCGCGTCGCTCAACATGCCGGCGAGCGGGCCGGTGATGTTTTGGCGAATCGTCAGGCGCGCAATGTCGCCGAGGATCGAGTCGACAAGGCCTTTGAAGTCGAGCTTCCCGGTCCGGACGAATTCAGTGAGCTTGTCCTCCATGCCCTTGAAGGCATTCGAGACGGCCTGCTCGGTGTCCTTGTAGGCGTTCTGCGTCTCGGTGAAGTAGTTCTTCGCAGCCTCCGATGCGCCGAGCACGCCCGAGCGCTGCAGACCATCGATCTGGGCGTTGTAGGCCTTGAAGCTGTCGACGGACTTCTGCTGAAACTCGTTGATCAGCGCCAGCTCGCGGTCGTAATCGGCCTTGCGGCCGGTGAACTTCCCATTGCGGTTGTCGCGCTCGAGATCCTGGCGCCGCTGCTCGTAGGTCTGCTCGATCTGGCTGATCGCTGCGTCGTAGTCCCGCTGCTTTGTGCCTTGCCCCATCCCCGACACGTCGAGTGCGCGCGAACGATTCGTCGTGTCCAGCAGCGACTGCGCCGCGGCGCGAGCATCCTCCATCGCGATGCGCAGCTTGTCGGCGGAGTCCGCCGCCTGAATGTTGAGCACCTTCAGGTTCGTGGCTGCGGTGCCCTGGGCCTTGACGAGCGACGCGCGCGCATCGTTGATCTTGCGGTCGTTGTCGATCGCGTCCTTGCCCTTCAGGCTCTTCTGCTCCTCCTGTAGCCGCTTCAGTTGGTCGCGAGCCGCGTCGATCTCGGCTTGATCCGCCTCTTCCACGAGCTTGCGCTTCTGTTCGTAGTAGTCCGCCTCGCTGATCAGGCTGGCATTGCGCTGGGCCTCGAGCACCTTCTCACGGTTGTCAAGCTCACCCTTGAGCTGGTCCGTGCCCTTGCGGATGGCGTCGAGGTCGTAGGCAAGCTGGGCCTTCGCCTCCTGCTCGGCGGACTTGTCGACCTTTGCCTTCTCGGGCTTGAAATTGATATCGCCGACGCTTTCGGTCTTGTTGAGCTTGCGCGACAGCGCGTCGCCGTAGTCTTGACCGATAGCCGCGGTAGCGACCTCGTTCCGCTGCTTCGCACGCAAGATATCGAGGTAGCGGGCGTTCTCTTGGAGCGCGTCCTCAATACCACGCGTTGCAAAGCCGCGTCGCGTCGAGAATTCCAGATCCTTCTGCAGGCGTTCGCGCTCTCGCATGAACTGCTTGATGTCGGCGCCGTTGTCGCCGGTCATCTTGCCGAAGCCAACCATGTCCTTGGCTGCATCCTTCACGATCAGGCCCAAGCCCCCCAGCTTCGCGATGTCGCGCGCGTTCTGGAGAAACTGGGTCATGGCCGGCAGCAAGTCGGTCATGAGGGCGCGGCCGGCATCCGTCGCGTTGGTCTTGAGCGCGAACAGCTGCTTATTGAAGGCCTCCGCGTTTGCCGTCTGCTCGCCGGTCACCTTGCCGACGAGCTGTGTTTGTTCGGCCAGGTCCTTCAGGAAAGGAGCCACCTCTTTGACCGACTTGCCGAACAACTCTTGCACGAGCCGCGCTTTGTTGCCATCGTCGGTGTAGCCGGCCAGCGCAACCGAGGTCAGTCGAAGCGCCTCGGCCGGGTCGATGCTCTTCAGCTGCTTGGCATCGAGGCCGATCTTCTGCAGCGCGATCGAGATGCCATTTTTTCCATCGGCCTCCTTCAGAGAAGCATTGAACTTCACCATTGCACCGGTCACCACGTCCATCGTGGTCCCGGTGCGCATGGCGACATCTTCCAAAGCGCTGATGTTCTCGATCGTGGCGCCGGTTACATCCGCGACATCGTTCAGTGCATCGAGCCCGTCGATGATCTGCTTGCCGAAGTAGACGGCGGCGATGCCTGCCGCTCCGAGTGCGGCGCCGATCCGCTCCCCGGCCTTGCTGACCACGGAGTCGATTTCCTTCGCGCGCTTCTCGGCCGTCTTGGCCGCACGGTTCATGTCGGTTTCGAATGACCCGGTGCGGGCCAGCAGGTCGACGACGATGCTGCCAAGGGTGGTGCTCATGAAACGCTACCTGATCGAAGAAGGCCGATTGCCGCGAACAAGTCGCGATCGGCGTCGGTGTGGTCCTCGTCCACCCTCACCGGGGGATCGAAGTAGTCGATGAACGACTGCACGTTGCCGTCACCCCTGCAACCCATCGCCGCCACCAGCGCGGCCGGCCGGTGGAAGCGATGGAAGTCGTCGAAGGGGTATTCGCAGTAGAAGTCGATCCAGTCCTGGAACTCAGCAGCCGTCAGGACTTCGCGCCATTCGGCGATGGTTCGGCCACCGAGGGCGAGAGCGAGGACGTGCCAGAACCACTGTTCTCCCCGCTCTCGGATGCGTTTTTTCGCTCACCCCCGCCGTTCAAGGCGATCACCTCGAGGAACAGCTTGTTCATCGGGTTCGGCTTGAGCTGCAGCGCCTGCTCATAGGTGAGGGCCGGCATGCCGTTGGGCTCGCACAGGCTCTCGCTGACGAGGAAGGCCGGCGCCCCCGCGCGCTCGTCCGGATCCTCGGATGCATCGCGGATCTGGAACTTGCGGTACGTCGCCGCGGACAGCTCGCGGAAATGCAGCTTGTGTTTGCTGCCGTCCGCGAGCGTGATCTCGCGCTCTTGGATCTCGGGCGAGACCAGCAGTGCGTCGTACTTGCTCATGGCGTGTTCAGGTCACCCACGACCGGGCCCGCGCGCTGGATGGTGATGGTCCCCTTCCAGATGTTGTTGCCCGAGATGTCGTAGGTGATGTCCGAGACGAAGCCGTCGAAGATCAGCGACGCGCGGCCGGTGACCTTCTGCAGCTTGCTCGCCACCGCCGTCGGCGCCGTCGCAGCGTCGGAGCTGTAGACGCCCCAGGACACGACCTGCTTGCTCGATTTGAGCGCCAGCAGCGAGGCCTGCGTCGCCTCGACGCGCTGCGGATTGAACGCCAGCGTGACCTGGCCGGGCGTGCCCAGGCCGCCGACGAACGTTTTGTCCTCGGGGTTGTCGAGATCGGTGGTTTCGATCTGGTCGGCCGGGCCGCCCAGGCCGGTGATGCCGGAAATACCGACGGCCTTCGTTGCGGCAGTCGGACCCGAAGCCCAGTAGAGCTCCGTCTTCTGCGTCTTCATGACAGTTCCCATGATCTTGCCTTTCGAGAGATGTGGGAGAGAAAAAGAAAAGGGCCGCGCAAGGCGGCCCGTGGTGTGGGTGTGGGTGGTGGTCTATGGGGTGTCCGGCGGCCCCCTCACGTCGGCGTGCATCACAAGGTCACCCCGGCTCTTGCGGCCATGAAGCCTTCGGCTGCAGCCAGCTCGCTGGCTGAGAGCAGCCGCCCGATCAGCAGCACGCCATGCAAATTCCCGTTGAAGGGAAGCGCTGCGTTGTTGCGCCGGCCGATGAACAGTGGATAGGAGCCGAAGCGGCCGCCCCCTTGGGTTGCGGTCAGCGCATGCAACTGCGCGCCGTTTGCTCGCAGCAGCGCGATCGGCGCTGCGATGTCGGAGACGCAGGTCACCACGGCACTTACCGGCGCACTGAACGCGGCCGAGGAGGTGAAAGGAACGACTTGCAACGTCCCCTTCGAGGAGAACTGCAACCGCGCCGCCCCGCTGCTTCCGGGCGCCGACAATTCGAAGGACCCGTTGTTGGCGGAGGAGCCGCTCAATCCCGCAAGGACCCCATCCGAGGCATCGTTCAGCTTGCCGACACCGGAAATCAGAGACATCTTGTTCGTGCCCGACAGATCGACATTGCCGCTCGTGAACAGGCAGTCGTTCGCCCCGTCGAACAGCAGATACACGGGGAAGCCTGCCGTGTCGTAGTCTGCCGCAGAGCGAATCGCTTGAAATGGCACAACAGCCATTCCCGCCACGAGCTGCGGCCGATCCACCACCCAGTTGAACCCGGATGCAACGGCACTGGTTGCACCGAAATAGACGACGAGGCCATCACCCTTCGAAATGCCAGTCGTCTGTTCGATGCGCACGCGCCGCCAGTTGTTTCCAAGGTCTTTGGAAGTTATGGCGCCGGCAACCACCCCAGTCGCCACTGGGAAGGACCCCGAACCGAGATTGGTAGCTGTCGTCGAATTTCGAATGAGAAACGACAATGACGTCGAATTTCCCGGCTCCACCAGCACATCGATCTCGAACGCGATGCTCGCAGCCGGCGCCACGAGACTCATGGTCGATGGGCCCGTCGAAGGACCAGAGAAACGCACCGCGGTGAGCTGGCCTTGGTAGTTTGGGAGCCCCGGCAGTCGCGTTCCGCCCACAAACACGTACGAGACCGACATGTCCATCGAAGGCATCGAGGGCGCTCGC